TAGTAATGCTATAATTCGGGATCAATTTGAAGGCAAATCGTTTCTTAGCTGCACTGGTTCTATAAGATCCAAGTGTTGCTTCGTCATCTCTTTGCATTCTCTTGTCAACCAAACAAACGCTTACTCCACCTCTGCAGTTGTCCGGTAGGTTCCACTCCCCGGACACAACTAACCCTGCCAAACACACATAACCATCTTTAACAAGCTTAACACCTTTAAGCAAATCTACATCGGATAACGAGTCGTTTTCCATTGCAATCACTTTGTCAACTTTCGAAATTCGTACCGTCTTGACCGAAGTCATAACAGCAGGTAAGAATTTCTCAGCGGTAGACAAATTGATGAACTCAGAAATCTTAACGTCATCCTTGACTACTAACGCCATTTATTCCAGAAACAATGTTTGAAACAACCTTTTATCACACAAGTACTTAACTAATGCTCTATAAACAAACGAACCAGGAGGTGCGGTTTTAATAACCTCACCGACAGCGTCGTCCAAATGTGTATAGTACGCACAATTGTTCAACGACCCAGCAACATCACAAAGAGAGGTTCTAAATTCCTCTAAATGTTCTCTATTCTTGATGTGTTTAGCACCGAGTTTCGAGATCAATTTTAGAGGGTCATAATATACAATACAACCTCTGTCATGGTGGATTATGTACCTACCGCAAAAGTAACCATATCTCTTCCTAAACAACTTGGCTTCAAAATTCCAGAGAAGATTTGCACCCTGTTGAATATCAGGGAAATCAGTGCCCTTTGGAAAGTATAGTATACTATCATCACCACAAAAGGCACCTTTAATCAATCTCTCCATCGGTAGCATAGAGGACAGACATGCAGCAATAATGATCGTGTTTCCAATGAATGTGGTGACATCACCACTTTTCCTTTGATACCACAAACACGTTTTTATTCCGGCTGTGTAGTCTTTCAACGTTGTCTTCCGATGCCCGTGTTTCCAAACTTCGGCCAAGAAATCGTCTAAGCCTAACCTTTTCCAAATCTCATACTCAACTGCACAATGAAATTCGTTCTGTGATTTGTCATACTTGGAAATGTCCAGCTCTAATATGTCCATAGGAACATTAGAGTCCAGATCTGAGAAAAACTCTTCGATCTGTGTAGGCGTTTTCCTTGTATAAAACATGAATCTCGAACTGTCAATTGACTCTAGCAGTTGTCTTGTTAATTCTGAAAATACAGGACCAAAAAGCGCATTGATTTTCTTGCTATGATACACAATAGTTTGCAAAGCCGGGTATTCAGTTTGAATACTAAGATCCAAACGCTGTTTCGGCTGCTGCTTGATCATGTGCCTATATTGATCAACGGCTGGAAGATCAATAAAGTCAAAATCAGCCAACTGGCCAATTGTCGACTTTTCTTGCTTTTCTATCCATCTTTCCAAACTCGCCCTTGAAAGCAGAGGTATATTTTTGGGTTTTTTCTTTTCTTTAATAAAGTATGCATCAAAAAACTTATCTACTACTAGAGAAGCGGTGTCTTCGATGTCAACGACCCCTATTAATTCGGGAGAGTTGAAATTTCTTTTGATCATCGCGACCAAGTTTTCCAACAATCCAGGTTTTCGAGGTTTTTCAGCAGCAGTCCTGATCACAGGTTTCAATGTCGTCTCAGATTCTCTCGGAAGAGGCACCGACTTCGACATATCCAACACACAATCCTTGACATTCAAATTATTTTCTCGTATTTGCATAGTTACAGCATCATACTCATTAAGTATAGTACTGTTTCCCGGCAAACACTTGTCATAGTAATATTGCATGTCAGAAACATCTCCTGTTTTCGGGGCTGCGACGAAAAGGTTAACACCTTTGTACACCGATTCTATCTGTAATTGCTATTGAGTCGACACATCAACTTTGTACATATCTAACAGGTAACTACTCACACACTCCAAATCTCTAAGCACTGAAACGACTGCATCTAGTACAACAGTGTAATATTTGATTGACCTTGTATGCCTAGACAACGAGACCAACAGGTGCGGACTCTGCTTTGAAATTATTCCCACGGGTGTAGGCGTCAATCTCACTAATGAGACGTCTTCAAACGTTTCCCCTTGCACCTCATGAACGGTATGCACATCTTCGTAACCCCTTGAGAGCAGCAATGACTTGTCTGATTGAGTGAATGTAATCACCTTCCCTTTAAGTGGTTTAGACACTGGATTCATTACTGCTGCACCTTGGATGACCTCGTGTGACACCGAGCGTGTAACACTTGATGTGCACATAACTTGCCCTTCGTACTTCTGATTCAAGAAGAAGGTGATATCAGCCGGACACCGCAATGTTGTTCTGCGAGTCTCAACAGCATCGACCTCGAGTTGACTCAAATGCTTAGGATAGGGAAAAGTTGCAACTCTGTTGATGTAAGGAATCTGCTGGGTGTCTCCATAAACAAAAG